TCAAAGCAGAACCAGTTGGTGATGCACCCCTCTCTCAAGAACAGTTAGAGCAGTTCATTGCCGCATGTGAGAAGGCAGGCTTCACACCTGATGCTGTTGCCGACAATGCCAAAGTGAACTGGGGCAAAGGTGCAATCATCCTGACCAGTCATCTTCCGTTGTTGCGTTCAGCGTTCAACGATTTGAAATCATTTAAGGAAGGCGCATAATGGCAGCGACACGCACCGTAGACCCTGCAGGTATCTATCGTTCGACAAAGATGGTGTCTCTCAGGTTGACCACCATTCAGATGGAACACATTGTCAAACTTTGTGAGAAGCGTGGAGTGTCACGCAGTCTTTTGTTTCGACAGTTACTTGCCGAGGAAATGTCCCGTGTCTAAAGAACGTGCTAAAGGCACGAACTTCGAGACGTTCATAGTGAACTATCTGAAAGACATGTATCCGTTTGTTGAGCGTCGTTCGTTGAATGGTGCTTTAGATAAGGGCGACATCACAGGTACTGACCCTCGTTTAGTTTGGGAATGTAAAAACCACAAGACGTTGAACTTCTCGGGCTGGTTGCATGAGGCTGAGGTTGAACGTATTAACGCTGGTGCTGAGATTGGGATTGTGGTTGCGAAGCGTCGCAGTTACGGTAATCCTGCTGACCAGTATGCGGTTTTAAGGTTGGATGAGTTGTTAAAACTATTGAAGAAAGCAGGTTACTAATGGACATTGATTGGAAAGAAATTGCTACAGCATTAGTTGAAGCGAACTATGAACAAGACGCACAACAGATGAACCGTGCGGTGGAAGCATACGAGGAAGCAGTACGCAATGGATGACATCACCCGTGAACTATACGAATGTTTAATGGAACGCATCTACGGTATCAAACGTCCAGTTGATTGGATGGGTGCAACACCGCGTGAACGTGACGCAATGGACGCATACATCAACCGTGGTTACGAATCACAGAAACCTATAGTTGAACGCACTGTAGATGGCATCGAGTGATAGAACGCACCGAAGGGTACGCACCATCACATGACATCAATCCGCATGACTTTACAAAAGATTTAGCGTTCGGACATGAAGGCGAAGAGATTGTTAAAACATTTCTTGCTGACTTAAGTAACGGTTCGTTCGAAGTGAAGTATGACAGGTATCGTAATGGTCGTATCTTTGTTGAGTTTGAACAGAACCCGCACAATACTGGATGGAAACCGTCAGGTATCGCTGTGACTAAAGCACGTTGGTGGGTGTATTTGTTTTCGCCATCAGCGTTTGTTATAATAGAAACCAGCAGGTTACGCCGTTACATCAAGGCGAACATACAACATCTGCCCGAGCGCATCGCAGCGCAAACATCCGACAACCCAGCGAAAGGCATACTTATATACCCAGAGCAAGTGAAGGAGTTGATGTCACTATCCGCCTACGATTAGGAGAATAAATTGTTGAAACGTATCATCACAAGTTTTATAAGTTTGATTGCTTTGGGGGCAACGGTAGCAGTAGCCGAACAACCATCTGCCGAAGGGACACCATCATCGACGGTACAGATTCGTAATGTAAGGGAAGCCACACCACCAGTTCCACCAACCGCTTTACAGGGGCAGTGGTGGGGGTTAGCACGGCAGGTTGGTTGGGCTGAAAAAGATTTACCGATATTAGATTTCGTTATTAACAGAGAGAGCAGAGGGGATAACACAGCATGGAACAAACAAGACCCGTTCGGTGGAAGTCGTTGCTTGCTACAAATCAACGGCAGTTGGACGAAATGGCTACGCGCACAAGACATCCTTCAACGACCAGCAGACCTATTCAACCCAACAGTCTGCCTTACGGCAGGGCTTGCCATCCATCAGTATGGAATGGACAGGTACGGGTGGGGTTGGAGTCCTTGGGCGATACCAGCACCCTGATAGCATGACATTATGAAGGGACGTACAGCAACACGATGGTTTTGTGACCGTTGTGGCATGACATTAAACACTTATGTCCGTGTATCTGAACCCCCGACACATGTGTGTATTAGTGCAGAAGACAACAGAACATCATCCAGAATACAACCAATGAAAGAGAAGGTAGGTAAATGAATAACATCACCATCGTAGGCAACTGCGGTAAACCAATCGAACTGAAATACGGTGCGAACGGTAAAGCAATCGGCAACTTCACTGTTGCCACAACATCAGGCAAAGATGACAAGAAGCAAACAACATGGCATAACGTCACCGTGTTTGGTGACATGGCAGAAACTGCAGCGTCTTCTATTGAGAAGGGTTCCCGTGTAATTGTGGTAGGGAAACTAGACATCTCATCGTATGAAAAGGATGGCAACAAAGTGTGGACAACCAAAATTCTCGCAGACGAAATCGGTTTGACGATGCGATTCAACGCTGTGTTCGCTGACAAGACTGAACGCAACCTCGCGATGGTTACAGAAAAGTTTGGTGCGGTGCCGTTTCTTGGGAATGATTCATTCTAATGGACATCATGATGCTTGATTTCGACCAGTGGTTAGAGATTGGTATGCGAGCAGGGTTTGTTTCCCCACCTGTATGCCACATACATGACGGTGTACCTATGTCCATTACAGAGGAAGCAGATTTTATGGAAGGGCAAGACCCTTGTCTGCATGTGATGAGATGCTATGAATCTAAAGAGATGAAAGAAGCAGTGGAAGCAAACAGTTTTTTGATGATAGAAATGAGGAATCCGTTTCGTGGACAATTCGACTGATGGTGCAGAGGTACTCACCGAAGCATACGATTTGATTACAGGTGCCAGACATGAAGAGTACGCTCACCCATTAGAGGACTATACGCAGACCCGAGATATTTTTGAGGGGCTGACAGGTGTGTCTTTAACTGTTGAGCAAGCCATTCTGTTTATGGTGAGTGTTAAGTTGTCGCGTCTTAGGACAGCATTGGAAGCAGGTAGGTGGTCACATGACACTGTTGTTGATGTGGCTGGCTATGTTGGATGTTTGGCTATGGTGAAAGAAAAACTGTGGAACAAATAACCAAGTTGCGTTGCAACAAATGTGGGTTCACAGTGAAACTAGATAAGCAAAGACTGGTCGGCTGTGGCTGTGACCCTGACGCTCCCTCGTGGATTGCGTTGGAGAAGACTGGACGATTATTAAAAATGTCTGACGCAAACTATGATGTGATGGAAACCCATGCGTGACACTGGGAAACCTTCTCCGTGTCCGTGTGTTGGTGAACGGATAACAAAGGAGATACAGTGTGGCAAATATGAGGAAGACGAAGACGACTGAAGAAATTATTGCTGACTTAAGAAAGCAAGTACAGCAGTTACAAGAGTTGATAAGCCAGTTGAAGGGTGACATGGCTTCTATTGAAAGGGAACTAAACCGATGACAGCATTAAAGTATTTAGCATGGTTTGATGATGCGGTGTGCAAAGGTATGGATGGCAACATCTTTTTCCCTGACACACCTACAGGTATCTCGACCAAAGGTATCTTCGCTGATGCACAAGCAGTGTGTAAAGGTTGCTCTGTGAAGAAGCAGTGTCTTGCGTTTGCTATGGAAGCAGAAGAGTTTGAGCAACGTAGGTACGGTGTGTGGGGTGGCAAAACCCCTGCCGAGCGTTCGGTGTTGCGTTGGGGAAATTGAAAAGCCCCACTCAACGCTAGGGAAGGGGAAACCTTTGCGGAATGGGGCAGTTCAGGTCTTAGTCTAACATGGTTTTATTTACTTTGCTCACCTTGTAGTCTGCCAGTTTGTATAGCAGGCTGTTGTCGGCTGATGCTTGGGCACATTCGGCGGTACGGAACTTGCAGGCTTTGTTGATGTCACGGGTGAAAGCATGGTTGCGTTCTGTGCCACGCCACCACCCGTACTCTTTGCCTACTATCAGTCTGACTACTACATACAGGTATCGGGGGGTGTGTTGTAATGCCTGTTGTTTTTTGGTGTCTTGTCGTTTCCAGTTCCAGTAGCGGTAACGACTGGCTGGTGTTCTCAACTGTTTTCGTATTCGTTGAGTTCATGTATTAAGACAGTCCAACCCCAACGCTTACGTAAGACCTCAACCACCTCACGTGCAGTGGGTTCGTTTGTTATCCATGTGTTGATGAAGTCGTCGATGATGTCGTGGCTAGTTTCCATTGGCATCTCCGCGTTGTTCATATGGCAACTTAAAATATGATTGAGCCTGAACTCGATATGCTTCGGGCGTTGTTGGTACGGACTGTTCATCATAATAAAAATCTAGGTCAATGGAATAAAGGTGTACCAGTTCCCCATCTTTTGTTTTCATGGCGTAGAAAGCACCGTCTTCGTCTTGCAAACCGAGTTCATCAACGCAATAAAGAAACTCCATTTTTTCAACCTGTTCACTGTTATAATAGTTTTGGTTGTTGTTAGCGGGGATACGCATACCTTCTTCGGCAAGGTCTTTACGCATTTTTATTATCATTGTTTGTCTCCGTTCATGTGTGCTAAACCTTCGGCAAGTTTCT